AGGCCGACAGAATTAAAAGCAAAAACAGGCAGTTCCTTAAGCCCTTCTCCTCTATATGAGGGGAAGACTTCGTGTATAACTTCAAATGAATTTTCCTTATCAGCGTCCTCATTTAAATCCTCATCATCTGAAGGCAACTTCTCCATTGCAACACGAACACGAAGATTCCCGTTTTCATCAAAATCATAAATACGATATTGCTGTGATAACTCATGAGAAAACCCATTCTCAATTATATCTATCTCTTCTGCAAAGACGGACATCTTTGGAACATTCTTTTCGTAGCGCCAATTGATATTGGACTCTGCACTATAACAAGTTGCGTAACACCTACTATTTTCAAGGCGATCCACTACTACACAAACTCTTCCTGTCACCAACATCTCTGTCAATAACTTTTGCATCAACTCCACAAAAGACATTCCATGAAGGTTGATATCCTCCAAATAGGATTCCATCTTTGCAGGAACCTTGATGATTGGAGTTTTTCTCAAGGCCGCACCAACTAGGCCATGAATTGTTCTTCTCATCACATTGAGAAAAATGGCCCTATTCTTATAGTTATAGTATTCACTGGACTCCTGCATGGACAGAAAAGGGAGATACCTCTGATTCTTTTGCTTTACGGCTTCTTCCCCCTTATAACAATCCCTACATTTCTCCCAAAGTTCCAAGTAATCCCGATACTCAGGATGCTCTGCATCAAATTGAATTTTGGAAGAATAGTTTGTTGTATTGTAGTAGTACATTTTTCCTTTTTAAATTCCGTGAATATCAACAATACCAGGCTCCTGTTTATTAACAGGATACAAATACTCTACAAGATACCCCATACTATCTGTAATGTGAGAAAGGTCATTTTCTCCACCTTTTTCTGGCAAGTTTGTACCCTTCTTATAAGAATGTCTTTCAAGTGCGTGAATTGATCTTTTACACCTCTTATCTACCAACATCCTTCTTGTTCCATCTGCAGAACAAAGTGCAGAATTTACTGCATTGATTCTATCACGAATTAATGGATGTTTTCTACGAAATTTACACTTAAATCCATAGCTTTGCAAAATAGAAAGGTCAGTCCTTCCACCTGCAGAAGTCCTGCTTTGCACACATGCAGGATCTGGATATACAACAATTTGTCCTGCAGGATATCTACACAATATTTCTTCAGCCATTTCATCCGTATTGGAACCGAATATTTCAATCTCATCAACCAAAAATAAAGTTCCATCATGTTCATCCATTTGAAAAACTGTTGCTGTCATTGGATCAATATTAAAATCCATTCCTATTAATACAGGTTCTCCTTCATCATAAGGACGATCCACAACAGATTCTTCATAATCAAAACCATAATATACTAAACCTGTATAAGTTACAAAACGTGCTTCATATTCTTGTTCAAAAGTTCTTGTATCTAAATTTCTTCTTGCTGCTTCTACTTCATCGGGAGGAACATTACCACCTTCCAACGTAGTGTATTGCCAAGAGGCCCAATCCTCCTCCTCTATATCCTGTCCAGCAATCCAAAGGTCATAAAACCAGTTTCTTCCAGATGGAGATGAAATAAACAAGGCCCCACCCTGTTTATCTGACAAAGTAGGACGCAACACCTCCGTCCAAACTCTTTCATCCAAGTAGGCCGCCTCATCCAAAACAAGGTAGTCCAAACCAATTCCACGAAGACTATCTGGGTTGTTGGCCCCTTTTAAAGATATTACTGAACCATTGACGAGATTGGCCTGTAGAGCCACCTCATGGAAGGATTTGGCCCATCCAAATTTCTTTAGTTTCTCTTTGAGATATGACCACATAATATTCTTTGCAGCAGAATACGTTGTAGTAACATACCAAACTTGAGAATAAGGGAACCTCGCAACTCTAGCCATCAAAGAAAGGCTCAAAAAACTTTTTCCAAACCTCCTTCCGGCAGCAACCACCTTAAAACGTGCTGTGGATTCAGATATTTCTGTCTGTGCAGAAGTGAGAGGCATCAATCCTCCCAAGGTAAAACAGTAATATCTCCACCTTTGGACTCATCCATACCATAGGCCTTCCGCTTTGCCATGTATCCAATGGACAAAGTTTCCATTGAGATCTTGCAACACTTCAAATATTGGAAAACAAGATCCGCATCATCCTTATCCATAATCAATTCATTGGTTGCAGGATCACGGTTCTTGACAAGCCGTGCTTGAAAAGAGAGAACCATTGCACGAAGACGATCCGTATCACTAATGAACTTCTCTGTCTCCTCCAAGGATTTTTCGGCCTTGTCTGCAATAACAACATTCCTCTCAATATCTGCCACCTTGCTCAAGTATTCACCCTTTTTACTACCACGCTCCCATCCATTTGATTTTGCCTGGTAACGAATAGTATTTGGATGAACCTTAAACTCTAAAGCAATGTCCTCTGCACGATCCCCTGCTTCCCAACGAGCCTTTATTTTTCCTAGATCTGATTTTTCTAAGACCTGGTTGCTTGGCAACTCATTCCTCCATCAAAGGTTCTTCCTTCTGACACATCTCAATCACTTTTTCTGCAGCACGATTACCCAGAACTTTCTTTACTAGAACGGCCTCATCCCCAGTAAATGTCAAATAGAGTCGGAAAATGTCGTGATCCTTACGCAAAGCCTGTCGCTCTTCTGCAGTTTTAGCCTCTGCTAATTGCTTCTCCCTTTCCCGTTGTCGCTCAACTGCTGCAATAGAAGAGGCCGCTGCCACAGTTCCACCACCACCAGAATTAATCTCTCTTGTCTCTGTCGTTGTCTCCAACTCTGCATCATCTTCAATATCTCTGTCATTGGACGGCTCCCAGGCCTCTGTCCAATCCTCCCCTGCAAGTGCATCTGGGGCCGCAATGTCCTCCAAGAGTTTATTCAATTCTGCATCATCCAACATCAAGGAATCCTGCGCCCAATCCAAGGCCCCAACTTTTTCCAAATCCCTCAATAGTTCTGCAGTGAGATCAATATCCTCTGATCCTCTGGCCCTGTTATGTCGCAAAGTTGCAATTTTGGCCTGTTCTTCCGTCATTGGTGTAATGACCACTGGGATTTCTTCAAACCCCAAGGAATGTGCTGCTCTCCAGCGGTGTTCACCGTCCACAATCTTTACTCGTCCATCCTCTGTGCGGATACAAACCACAGGTTGCGTAAACCCGTCCTCTGACATGGACTTGAGCAATAATTCAAAGTCATGGTCACTTTGTCGATTCGGATTCCATTCATTAGGATGAACATCATTCACATGAACATACTGAACATTCAATGTCTCTAAGGCCTTATTCTTTTTATCAACGGCCCTCTTCCCCTTTTTCTTTACCTTCTCAGTAACTCTCAGTTGAGTCTCTGCTGGAGTGGTGTTTACTGCTTTTTGTTCTGCTGGTTTTTCCGGCATCTAAAACTCCTGTTCCAATTAATTAAAAAGTTGGTTTGCCATTCCATTTACCACTACCAGGCCTAAAAAACTCAGGCTCAATCATTGGCAAAAAGGAGGCCTTTGTTGACCAAGGATCACCATTATATAGAGACATTGCCATCTTTTTCCATGATGCAATATTTCCTGTACAACTCATACATGGATGTACTTCTGGAAATTCTGTAGTGGAATGTTTAGCGTGTCTCCTTAAATAGATCTCCTTTGTTTTCAAGGATCTCTCCCTAATCCAGTCAGGGGCCTCATCAATACATGTTCTATGAAAACACTGTTCCCATGTTTCACCATACTTTCTTGTAGGTGTCAAGGCATGCATCCCAAACTTAACCCCAGTTCTAATACCACTTAACCTCTCACAGGCCTTATCAAACCATTGAGGCCATGCACTAGAGGCCATGCGTAGCGCTTCAATACCATAAGGATTAGAAGTCGGTGGCCCTATTCTCATAATTGGATTCGGTATTCTATTTCTCAACATCACATCATAGGCCCGATTATAATCCAGATTAAACTCTTTGATTAACTTCCAAACATCCTTGGATGTCCAATCATAAATTGGACGTATATTTGCAACCTTATATCTGTTGGGTTTTGTAATATATCCACCAGATGTGAATAACCCATACAACCTGTGTCTGGACTCATCAGTCCGTAATCCAATTGCAGCATAGAGTTTCTGATCTGTCTGCAATGGGAAACGGGCTGGCGTAGTCATGGCTTCAATATGTTGTTCGTCAATGTGGGTGGCCCAACTAGGAGGCTCTCGCATCCAATCACTTGGACTCATCGTCTTATCCATCACCCAGAAATAAGGATTATTCCTGTCATATACATTAATAATAGGCTGATGGGCCACAAGCCATGTCATGTTTACTTCGGGCCTCTCCGCAGTTCTAACTGCAAACTCATAGGTTCCAGGAAACATCAGTTCTTCATCACGAAGCACAACATCTACAGGCAACCTTCCTGTCATCTGGGCTGCCATAATGCAAATCTCCAGCAATACTGTAGAGTCCTTCCCAGTTGAAAAGGATACCACAATGCGATGTCCTTCTTCATAGAGACAGGCCACTCTAGCAATGGCTTCATCTAAAACTGAATTTCCGGTCTTTTTTCTCGGCATATTCCTTCTCAGGTTGTTAATTTAGTGGCTTGGCATAGAAAGAAAGAGGATCTCGGTACAGTAGGGACACCTTTTTTGTCCATAACCAAGGTCATCTCATCCAGTTCCTCCTCAATTCTGGTTCTGTGGTACAGAATGGACTCCATATTATCTGAGGAAGAGGTCGGTGTGGTCTCAGTAGGATCTAGGGCTTGGGAAAAGGGAAGGATTCTTACATCAGAGGCATCAGGCAAGTCCTTCATCCAAGTATAAAGCACACTCCATTCAATCATAGTATAGGGGTAGCCTTTTTTATCACTCAAAATACTATGCAAACTAGTATCTCTTTCTTCCGGAGCAATGTTCCCATAAGTCATCAAGCACATAGTGCCGCCTTTTTTAACACATTTCCACAAATTCCAGAAGGCCCTGGACATCTCAGATCTTGTCAAGCAATTCAATCCAGCATAGAGGCTCAACACAGAGTCAAAGGTGTCACCGAATTTGTCATGGTCATCCAAAAAGCTCATCAAGTGAATACGATCTCTGAAGCTAGGCCACTTGGCTCTCATCTTTTGGAGCATTGCATCTGAAAAGTCATAGCCAATATAGTGATTGATCTTCCAATTGGGCCAGTAGTGGTGATCCAGCAAGAGTCCAGTGCC